ATGCTACAATGTATTTTGACCGGAGGGAGGGCGAGTTCTTCTGCAATCTGTGTATTCTTAATGCTACCTGCCTCGGCAAGCGTTTTACCCTTGATCCATTCTGTAACAAGAGAACTGCTTGCAATCGCCGACCCGCAGCCATACGTTTTAAATTTCGCATCTTCGATTAGTCCTGTTACGGAGTTGACTTTGATTTGTAATTTCATTACATCGCCGCACGCCGGGGCTCCGACCATGCCGGTGCCAACATCTTCGTCGTCCTTGGCAAAGCTACCTACGTTGCGTGGATTTTCGTAGTGATCAATTACGGCAGCTGAATAAGACATATATTAATCCTTTTACTGTGTGCAGGTTCGTTCTTGACGAATCGTACCATCACTAAATTGAACTGTGCGCCACTCTGTGCACCGTTGAGGTTGCACTGGTACATACACTGGTTGTGGTTGCATAACTGATTCATTCACTGGTACTGGTCTTGTAGCCAGATACACTAAGCCGCCACCAATGATCATTGGCGCCACCCAGTCTCCGTAACTATAATATATATGACGGGGGCCCGGCCCACGGAAATGTGATCCATGATACCCCGATGAATCTGCTGTTGCAGGGAGTGTGCAGACCAATAAAAATACACTAATAAGCTTTTTCATGTTACTGTTCCTTGTTTATTGAACCCCACAGTTTCTCTTGCAATATCATTGTGATCAAATTCTGCCCAATACAATTCAAATGCAACACAGTCTGTAACAGCTTCAAATTGATGATATTCTCCAGGTGCAACTTTGGTATATTGACCTGCTTCTAAAATAGTTTCATCGACTAAATCGTAATTGTTTTTCCAAACACGAATTATCATTTTTCCAGATTCAACAAAGAATCCATTCCATTTAAATTTATGTTTGTGCTTGCTACACACTCCGCCAGCTTTGGCTTCGATGCGATGAAATTCTAAAACACCGTTAGCTTCTAGCAATTCGGTTTGTCCCCACACTTTACCTTGTTTCATGTTACTGTTCCTTGTTAACGACTAGTTTCCAATCCTTTTTTTGATTGGAAAATTTTATGGGATCGTATGTGTACTGCTCGGGACAAAATTTGCACTGGGGGATAACATTATCAATTGTTCGAAAAAATTCTTCGCCTCGCTGATCAAAATCCTCAACACTCAATGCATCATAGCTATTTAACAAAATTCGATCTTCGTCGCTAATGTCAAAATTGTGTTGTTGATCAAATTCAGGCATCAGTGCAGCCGGGCCGCACTTGTAAATTTTTCCACGTATCCAATGATAATTTTTAAATTTAGCGAATGTGCAGTTGGCATGAGCTGCGTCAGGATCACTGTTGTATAATCCAAATCTTCCATTGGACTGTTCAATGATGTTGCTTTGAACGAAGTGATCATGCACCCATACATTAACTTTTCTATTATTGCTATCACAGAATTGATACTTAGATCCTGTGGGATGATTGGGATCAGAAGATTCAACTATTGAACCTTTAAGGAATCGTCTGATTCTTCGAAATAATTCGTCAAGATCATCAGTGCTATGTGCACTAACCCCAATCCAAGCAATACGGTCAATTGCATCATACAGCCCCGGGACTTGATCAATGCGTGTACCGTTGCTTTGTATTTGTACTCCCCATTTTGGCCATAGTCGTCTAAGACCCGGAATCCATTGGGTAATAGTTGCATTGAGCAAGGGCTCACCGCCTAATATTACCGAATGCGCAACTTCAATTTTCTCTGCCCATTTGGCTAGATTATCGCTGTAGTCATTCCAATTCTGTGCACCCTTGAAGTTGTAATTATTGTAACGATTACATCCGCCGCAAGTCAAGTTACACACATTAGTGATGTAAAATTCAAGCTTGCCGAGTAAAAGTCGTGTCATAGGTTAAAGAAGTGCTAGTAAGGAGTTTACTAGAACTTGAGATAAAAAACAAGTAAGTTTGGTTACATGCTGCGTGATGCGGCACGTTTGGCTAGTCGATCAACTGTGTCCTGTGCTTTGTCCACGGTCATTTCTGGCTTTTTGGTATCGCCACCTTTGAATACCACATTGCCGGTGTCATCTTCAACTGCAGCAATCATATTGCTCAAAGGAGGTTGTTGGGATAGTTCCTGCAAACGTTGTTGAGTTAGACTAATGCCTTGATTTGCAGCCAATTGCAAAAAGCTCTTGACTGAAATTGTTTTTTTAGCATCAGTATCGTCGGCGCGACCCAACAAAAACTGGCTTAGTGCTGCCAGCTTTGCTGTGTCGGGATCAAACTCACCAAGTTCGAATAAGAACATTATCGACGCTCACGGCCCAGCTTGACTGCCGGCAGTTCGTCTTCATCATCGTCAGGCATGAGTGGTAGTTCAGGCTCACCACCCATACCATCAGCACCGTCTAGCGCATCTGGGGAAGGCAACCCGCCTGGGGCGGCGCCTGCGCCCATGCCTGGAATTTGTGAAGCTTGTCCAGTCAAGATACCCTGGGACTGTTCCATCTGTGTCTTGCCTTCTTGCAGCGATTGCAGCAGCTGGGTTAGCGCAGCAGAAGTACTGGTTTGCAGCTGAGCAGCTTGATCCTGGTTGCCTTCGTTCTTGAGAGTTTGCACAATGGCCGGCAAGTCCTTGAATTGCATTTCAGAAACATCTTCGGTCATTTTCTGAATACGATCAACCATGTCTTGCATGGCCAGGATTGTTTGACTCTTTTGCAGCTCGTTTTCTTCGCGCAAGCGGCGACGTAAACGGGCTTCTGTCTTCATAAGAGCAGCACCGGCCACTTGCTTTTGTTCGTCGGGGTTGAGATTTTGTCCCTTGGCAGCCTTGCCTAGTGCAATCTTTAGTTTGGGATCCTTGGTAGCTGCTACTGCTTGTGCAGTTTGGGCGGCCTGTGCCTTCTTGGCAGCATCAGCTTGTTGGGGGGTTTGTGGCACAGCCGGTGTGCCCGGTGCTGCAGGTGCGCCCGGGATAATAGCTTCGCCTAATGCTTTGGCTTTGGCTTTGGCGCTTTTTAATTCAGCCTGTGTGGCGCCGGCACGACGAGCAGCTTCGGCATGCTTTGCACTGCCAGACTTGGCATACTTTGCCAGCAGCTCTTTTCTTGATCCACCTTGGCTTTTTGGATTGTAGTCAGTAACATCAGCAGCTTCTTCAACCTTTTCCTTCTTGCCAGAAATTTCTTTCTTGGCCTCAGCCTTGGTTTTCTTGTACTTGGCCAAGAAGTCAGCTGCTGACATTTTGCTGTCTGCAATATCAGCTGCAAGTTCTTTAACCTTGCCTTCTGAAATAACGCTGGTCAGTGCCTGGCCCATCATGACCAGACGCATGTAGTCAGGATTACGTTCGCTGTAATGGCGGCTGGGACTGTTTTTGTGTTCGCGCACCAAGGCTTGCACCTTATCAAGCATACGACGTGCTTTTGCACGGTTGATGCCAGAGAAATCAACGCGGTCCCCTAGTATACTTTCGAATACCTTAGCGACTTGTTCGGTGGGACGGTTGCTGCCCAGTTCGTGAAGTTTCATTGTTAAATCCTCTTAATTGCCAATATTTAGCCAAATTAATACATTTGTCTAGCCGAAGGTCTAATCGTTTTAAACGATATTTTCTTTCATTTATCTTGTCTTCAGCTATTGCACGCAGCTCTCGTTTTGTGCCTTTACCTAGAGACGCTGACCGCACTGCAAGATCTGCCCGCAGCAGCATCCGCTTGGCATCTAAGTGTTCAATTTCGTCCCGCAATCTACGCTGGCTGTACTTGTCAGATACACACCAGCTCAGAGCAGTCTTGATGCTGGAAAATACAGCCTGTGCACTTTCATTTTTAAATACTTTAATAGCCCCTTCTTCGGTAGTAATAAAATACTGCCGAAAAACTCGATACCCATCAGACTCAGGAAAAATTAAATTCTTTTCCAGTTCCGATAAGTCGGGCTCAACAATACGTTTCAGTCTTTCAAGTACTTGTGGTTTCATTTAATAACGTAAGTGGTCAACAGATGTCCAATGATTGCGACCATGACAGTCATGACTCCTATGCCCCAACTGATAAGTTGAGTGTTGCGTCTTTCTGTCATGTTCTGCATCATTGTTTTAACATCACCAATTGCATTATGCAACTTGGATAGTTGTTCGTCAACTGCTTCTAATTTCTCTTCTATAAATTTATAACGTACAGCACATAGTTCAACATGTGCTTCGAGATTTTTCTTCTCAATATCTTTGGAGTCCATTGCGCTGTCCTTGTTATAGTGACAGTATTTAGCTCAAATAACTTCAAACATAATGTTGACACCGGGCAGCAAGCGGTCATCTAACTGGTGTGTTTCGTCCAGGCCAACCAACATGGGCACATCTCTGGAATCTGATTCGAACACACCCACAGGGTTACCGTCAAGCTCGATGGATGCAGGATTGTTTACCACAAAGTCAAACTGCCATGTACGTTGCCCGTCTTGTTCAACACACTTTGACGGAACAATCTCCTCTGGCAGGGTACGCAACGATATAACCTGGTTTACAGTTTCCCAATTGCGTTGTTGATTCCTGGCACGGTGCCAACCGGCCACATCTTCAATCAGCCGGCCAGTTGCATCAGTGAACGGGATTCTGTCTTTGTGGAAGTTGTGTTTAACCTCAGTCCGGGTGATGTCAAAAAAGGCTTGGCAACGTATACGCATACCGGGGTATTTAAGGCCAAGAAAAAACCCCGGATAATAACCGGGGTCTGTGATAACACAAAAACTATTAAGCCAGTTTGAACCCTGCTGTGGTAACGTCTGAACCAGACACGTTAACGCCAGTCACTGTACCATTGCTGGCTGTGATCTGAACGTTGCCCAGTGCACGGATAGCAACTTGCAAATCAGCAGCGGTCCAGGCAGCGTTCGGGTATACAGCGATGCTGATTTGACCCGAACTGTCGGCTTCGACCTGATACATAGCAATCGTGGCCTTCAACTGAATGCACTGATTGATTTGGTTAACAACACCCGGTGTAAACACGCCGGCTGTAACATTACCTAACTCGTTAGTCAGGTCGATGTTTGATTGCGAACCATCTTGAATGATAATCTTGAAGAAGTCAAGCTTGGGGCCTGCC